CTTGAAAAAGTCGCTGCTGATTTAGGTAAACAAATCGGTTCATTGAATTCGAGAATGCAAAAAGCAGGTAAACAGCCAATTAATGTCGCAAGTATTTTAACAACAATCAAAAATCAGGTTGCTTCTGGTGGTGCTGCGAATCTTGGTGGATACACTAATGAAGAAGATGGTATTCCAGTAGATAGTACAGAAGTTCAACCTATGATGGAAGATACAGCAATTGAGGAAGACGTAACTGTCACAGTTAATGATAAAAAAGGTAAGCCACTTAGTTCTGATAATGTTCCTGTAAAGGAAATGAAAGAAGGTGAAGAAGTTGAAGGCGATGATGTTGAAGATATTGAAGTTGAAGACGATGTATTGGATTTGACTAAAGAAAGACCAAAACCTGATGCTCAATTTGGTGCAGGTTTCGAAGCAATGGGCGGTGGAGTTGTAAAACCCGAAGGTGCTGAAATAACAACTGTTGAAGTAACTAAGGACAGTGTTAAAGTTGAGATGAATGAATCTGAAACAAAACTCAGAACATATATTCGTAACAGACTTCAAGAACAGGCTGGTTTAAAAAAGCCAAGTTTGAATGAAAGTAAAAAGTCTGAGAAATTACAGAAACTTGATAGGATTATTGATAAGCAGTTCGGGTTATACGAATCAGAGGCAAAAAAAAAGATTGACGAGAACATAAACGAGGTTTTCGGATGGAGTGTGAAGGAAAAATTTGCAAAAATTGACCCAAATAATCCAAAAGAAGTTGGTAAACTTTTCTATGATGCATTTCGTGACATTTTAAATAACCCACAAATGGGTGCAATTTATAATGCTGCGAAAAAAACATCAAATCTTGAAAGATATAATATATTAAAGCAATATGTTGAACAAGGTGGTGGAACATTAAGAGTTGGTGATACAGGAGTTGTATTTGCACCAAAAAGAGTTAAAGATGTTGCAACAAAAAGTGCCTTTTCTCAAGGCGGTACACAAGGAAAAACACAATTAGGTGGTGTTTAATATTTGGATGAATATTGTTATTTGAAAAAGAACCCGAAGAAATTCGGGTTTTTTTGTAACATTTTTTTAACTTTGTCGTATAAGAACGTATGATACATAGAAAATTTGAAAGTAGAAAGTTCAGTAGAACTTATATCGGTGGTTCTAAACAACGTGAACTCGACTTGTTTCTTGAAGCTCAAGGAACAAAAGAAGATAACTCCGAATGTGATTGGATTGAATATCGTAGATTACTCATGGAATATTGTAATGATGTGTTAAATGTTATTGTGACATGGGTAGATACATTGAAGAAACTCAGAATCCTTTTCGCAGTATTGGCGGTTTTGATTTCAGTTAAAAGCATTGGTATTGGTTTGATTTTTCTTTTACTTGCAGCAGTCTCTCATGCTATACATTGGCATCTCAAATGCATGGAACTTAAAAGGCTGTCGGCTTATAATTTCTCCCTCGATACAATAAATCGAGAAACAGGTCTCACGTTGAGTAAGAATTAAGCCACTCTCACGGCTTTTTATTTTCAGGTATTCAGTATTTATCATAAAATCATAATATGGAATACGATGAAAAGCAATTGAAACTGATTTATGTTTTAAAAATCGGTTATAATGCCAAAGACGAAGGATTATATGAATTTATTTTTTCTTTAGACCACACAAATATTGATGTGGAGGGTTGGTGTTGGGATTTATCTCCTGCTTGCGATAATGCAGAGCCACCAACAGAAGAATTTATCAACGCTATTTTTAACTTAAAAACGTCTTCATTTGACTTATTTTGTTTACATGAAGCAGTTGATAGGGAGTATATGCATGGAGTCTACACTATTCACGCATTAGCGTATGAGATTGAAAAGGAGGGTGATGGTAATACTGCCTTTAGTGATTACGAACAAATGTTTGGTGAAGATAATGAAGATGACCCAATATTAGTATTTCATTATGGAATGACCTTGGAAAGAGTTAAAGATTTATTAAGTAGTAAAAAGATAATTTTAAAAAACAACGAATTTGTAGAAACATCTTCTATTAAATTTGAATAAGAGTTCATCGCTCCATTTGGGTGAAGGAAATCGAAGCACGACATATCCAGATATGTGTCGTGCTTTGCTATTTTAGGTTTATAAGTATTTATCTATAAACATTTTCATAGATGAGTGATGAATTAGAAATGAATTTGGATGGTGAACCTATTAAGGACGACATAAATCTGAATCTCAATTTAAATGATAATGACGATGATGTGGTTCATCCCGACCACGTGCCGTTAATTCCATATAATGCACAGAAAGAAAGGGAAAAAGAAGAAGCCAGAGACCAAGCAAAGAAACTTAGAAAGGCTGCTGGTAATACCGAGGCAATTCTCGTCACCAAATCAGGTGTTGTAAAAAAAGCCAGTGAATTAACATTCGAAGAACAAGAGGACGAAATTGTGCGTTGTGCTGCAAATCCAATTTATTTTATTGAAACGTATTTGACAATCTTCGACCAGACCCAAGGTGTCGCTGGTACGATTGTTCCTTTTAAACTATTTGATTTCCAGAAAGAACTAATTGCTGCATATCAAAATAATCGATTTGTTATAGCCAATAAATATCGTCAGGCTGGTGTATCAACAACCACCTGTGCATATATTGCTTGGTATGTGATGTTTAATAAAAACAGAGCGGTTGCGATTGTTGCAGATAAATTGGAAACAGCAACAGGTGAATTGATGAGTGATGTTGTGGAATTCATTGAAATGTGTCCTATCTGGTTAAAACCCAAAACTGGTAGAAATACTGAAGAAAATCTAAAAGACACCCAAAAACTTAAGATTTACGATAATAAATCGAGGCTTGGTGCATTCGCTTCTAAAACAATTCGTGGTATGACACCAACCCTGTTGTTCTGGGATGAAACTGCATGGGCAGAAAAGGGTGATGTGTTTTGGACATCAGCACTACCTACTTTGGTAACTGGTGGACGTGCAATTATGGTTAGTACACCTTCTGGACTCGATGCAGTGTTTTATAAACATTTCCAAGGTGCAAGAGAAATAGGTGAAGACGGTAAATCAAAAAATAACTTCTATGCAGTTGAACTCTGGTGGTATAATGACCCAAGATATAATAAAGACCTGCATTGGATTAAGAACAAAGGTAAAAAAGACGAAAAGAAGTGGAAGGATGAAAACTGGTCGCATAAGAAACGAGCCGAAATGGTTGAAGAGGGTTGGGAAGCAACTAATGAATGGTTTGAAGAACAAGTCAAGCAAGCCAATGGTGATATGCGTAAAATTGCACAGGAATTATTGTGTTCATTTCTGGGTTCTGGTGATAACTTTATCGCTGAAGAATATTTGAAACGAATTCAGGAATATGAAATCCTACCCCCAATTCGTCAAGAATATCATGATGGTAATATGTGGATTTGGGAAGACCCGATTGAGGGTGAAGAATATATTATGGCATTGGATGCATCACCGGGTCACGGTGAAGACAATTCAACAATCAATATGCTTAAAACCGTGGAACTTATTGAAGAAAAGGTAATTAAAAAGAATGGTAAAACCAAAAAAGTTAAAATAAAACGTCATAAAGTCGAACAAGTTGCCGAATATTATGGTAAAATAACACCACAATTGCTTGCCGAAATCGCATATCAATACGGAAAGGCATATAATGACGCTTATTGTGTTGTTGATATTACTGGTGGTCATGGAGTTCACACTATTGATAAAATGTTTGACATTGGGTATGAAAATATTCATTATGCCGAAATCGCACATAAACCAACACGAGATAGATTAAGTGGTTATATTAAGAAAGGTCAAAAGGTAATGCCTGATGGTGCGGTTTCTGTGGTGGACTTAATCCCCGGATTCTTCATCGGAAACAATCGACCATCGGTTGTGCTCGAACTTCAAAGAGCAATCCATCTTGAAGACGTTATTATTAAATCACAGAGATTATTAGATGAACTGAAGACGTTCGTAACCGTAGCAGGTAACCGTGTCGCTGACCATAAACGTAGTTTCCATGATGACAGTATCATGGGATTGGCAATTGGCTTATTCGTTCTGAATTTCGACATGGCAAAATTCAAGCAAAGCAAGGGTGTTACTGAAAAAATGCTTAATTCAATTCTCACAATAAATGACATGAAAGAGATTGGTGCTAAGAAAAAATTGAATAATAGACCGATGTTTACAGCAGATGGTGCAAACCCATTAAATCCATATGGTGCTAATGAATGGTTATTTCAAGGAATAAAAGATAAAAACAAAAGATAGAATGTATTTATAAATAACTGACTTTTTCAAAATTTCAGAGTATTTATAAAAAACTATAAAAAATTATAATAATGGCTGGCGAAGAAAAGAAAAAAGGCACAATATATCAAGAACTTAACCAGATGCTTAATCTCGATGGATTTGGGTATCAGGAAGCATCTGCAATTGCACCTGTGGCAACACCACAAAAATCGAAGATTATCATCAAAGGTAATACCCCAGAAGAAATCCATAGAAAGGGATTAGAACTGGAACAGAAGCGTGAACTTCAAAGTAAATTCTTCCGTACCACTGATAGAGGATTTCAAAAAGCATTACAATATGAAGCAGCCAGACTCCCTGCATATATCGATTATGAAGGGATGGAATATTATCCAATCATTTCGTCAGCACTGGACTTATTCATGGAAGAATCAACAACTATTGGTTTGAATGGTAAAATGCTTAACATCTATTCGAGTAAAGAAAGAATCAAGATATTGTTGGAGGAATTTTTCTATGATACTGTTAACGTGAATGTTAACTTACCATTCTGGGTGAGAAATGTTTGTAAATATGGTGATAATTTCGTATTGCTTTATGGTGAACGTAAAAAAGGTATTACCCATGTAAAACAACTCGTTAACTATGAGATTGAGAGGTTCGAAAGAATTCAAAACGGTAAACCATTAGTCAAATTTAAGGAAAGAATGACTGGTGACGAATTTAATGTATTTGAAATCGCTCACTTCAGGTTACTTGGAGACGATAAGTATCTACCATATGGTTCATCAATTTTAAATAAGATTCGTAGAGTATTCCGTCAGTTGGTTATGGCTGAAGATGCTATGCTTACCTACCGTATCATTCGTGCTGGTGAGAAGAAAGTGTTTAAGATTGATGTTGGAAACATCGATGAAGACGATATCGAAGAATACATCTACAAAGTAGCAACAACCTTTAAGAAAACAGCACAGGTTCAACCAAATGACGGTCAAATCGACTACCGTTTTAATATACTTGGTAATGACGAAGACTATTTCCTACCAGTAAGAAATGCAAATACACAAACGGGCATTGAGACACTCCCGGGTGCTCAGAACCTCGACCAAATACATGATATTGAGTATCTTAGAGATAATTTATTTACAGGTCTCGGTGTTCCTAAACCGTTCTTGAGCTTTCAAGACGCTGCTGGTGGTGGAAAAAATATGGCACAATACGATATTAGATTTTCTAAAAAAATTAATCGTATTCAACAGGCAATGATTCAGGAATTAAATAAGATGGCAATGATTCATCTTTATTTATTGGGTTATAGTGGTGAAGATTTAAGTAGCTTCCAAATAACACTTACAAATCCAAGTACTCAGCAAGAATTGCTGAAATCAGAATTGATGCGTGATAAAGCACAAACCTATACTGAGTTAACACGTGCAGAAGGTGGTATTGCAGCAATGTCTCACACGACAGCAAAACGTTTGATTTTCAATATGAGTGATAGAGAGATTGTTGACGACCTCAAGCAACAGAAAATGGAGAAAGTTGTTATGCAAGAACTTCAAGATTCACCAGTTACCATTAAGAAATCTGGATTATTTACTGATATCGATAATAGATTTGGTGAACCGATTGAAGATATGGCACTTAGTGGTGGAACTGAAGGTGGTATGCCACCACCAGAAGGCGGTGCTCCGTTAGGTGGTGGTGAAGCAGGTATGCCCCCAATTGGTGGTGGTGAGCCATTAGGCGGTGCTCCATTAGGTGGTGGTGACATGGGTGCTGCTCCATTGGGCGGTGGTGGTGTCGGTGCTGCTCCTATGATGGAAGGTATGAGTGATGAAGCCTACAACAAACATCTTGAAAAACTTGTTTTTGGCACAACTCAAGAACCCGAAGAAAAGAAAAAGATTAAGCAAAAAGAGATAATTCAGGAAAATAATAATAAAAACGATAAACTGAATAAAGGTGCTGCTGATATGGTTGCTGAGATAGATAAACTTTTGGAAAACAATGAAAGTATTAACAGCATGCAAAAAATTGATGAATCAGAAGATATTGATATTGAGGAAATTGAGAATCTCGACTTAGGGGAATAATTCAAGCCTTATATTAATATATTGAATGAAACATGCATTTATAGTTAATTATAGTATTTATATTAAATCGAATTGTATCATATGAAAAATGTCAACATAGGAATTGCTAATTTGATAATTTCTAATAAATTGAATGAGTCGTATATCAACAATAAATCAATTGAGGAATCAAAGAAGATTGCTTTCAATTTTTTAGAGGTTGTTAAAAATTCTCCAATTCTCCAATTGGAATTCAGGGTATTCAATAGTATTGATGGAAAAGTTATCGAAAGTGAAGTTCTGGCAAAAGACTATATTGATGAGCAAATCAAATTATTTGAAGTGTTCACAATTGAAGAAATTGATGCGGAACGTGAAAAACTAATACCATTCATTTCTGAAGAAACTCAACCAGATAATGATAAGGTGAAATTATATGAAGCCATTGATACGGTAATCAATGAAACGCTTGAATCTTACGAGAATACTGATATTGATAAGATGCATGATGCGTTCGTATTAGTTCTGGAACACATAAGAACACCAAAAAAAGCACTTCTTGAAAACGTTGATGTTGAACCCCTCAATGAAGACGTAATCGAAATCGCAGTAGGTAAATTTAATGAGAAATACGAGAGTCTTGATGAAAGTGATAAAGACCTATTAAAGACCCTTATTAAAGCCACTACAAAGGAGAAAAAGGCACTCC